GACTACGCCAATAGTGGCTCTTCCGGTATCAATACCAACTTCCCTGAGCGTCAAGCGTATCTGTATCAGACATTCATCGAATATGGTGATTTCGAGATCGAGCGCGCCGGATTGGCAAAGATCAATTTTGTTTCCGAAATCAAAGAAGCAGCTATCGACGGTTTGAACAAGTTTCAGAACTTGACCTATTTCCGTGGCGTAGCTGGCCTGCAAAACTATGGCATCTTGAACGATCCTTCTTTGTTCCCGGCAATCGCTCCAATCCCCAAGGCAGCAGGCGGCGTATCTTGGGCGAATGGTAACGTGATTAACGGTACGGCAAATGAAATCTTCGCTGACGTTCAAAACCTGGTATTCCAGTTGATTTCTCAGTCGTCCGGTAACATCAACGTCAAATCGGAAATCATCCTGGCCATGTCGCCTAAGAGCGAAAATGCTCTGACTGCAACCAACACATTTAATGTCAATGTGATGGCTCTGCTGAAGAACAACTATCCAAATCTGCGGGTAGAAACTGCGATCCAGTACGGCGCTCTCACAGCACAGAATCCACAGGGTTCTGCTCTGGGTGAGATTGTCCAAGCTTATGCACCGAAGGCTGAAGGACAGAAGACTGGCTTCACCAGCTTCAATACTAAGCTGCGTGCTGGCACGATCATTCGTGAGCCTAGCGCTTGGAAGCAGAAATTCACTCAAGGCACATGGGGCTTTATTTTGCGTCAACCATACGCCGTTGCTACATTGGTCGGCGTATAAAGCATAAAAATCCGGTGGAGATATCTGCCGGACTTTTCAGATTTCGTAATATCAGCATTTTGCTGATTTCTTCAAGGGGAAACAAAGTGAACGAGAAACCAGAAGTAAGTCGCAAAGAGCGCACAGGCGGCGCTACAGTGACAGTCGCATCGAAGATGCAAACGGATTTCATCCTGCAATTGCACTACATCCGTGAAGAAACTGAGCCTGTTTTGGGTGGTGGTGTACGCGTATTCAAAATTGCTCGCCCACGCACCGATATAAAGCCTATCTTGATTTCAGGTCTTTCCTATGCGCAAAACAAAGGCCCACATCAACGCATTGAGATTGGCTATGCGATGACTCCAGGCGTTCCCAAAGATTTCTGGGATGAGTGGCTGGAACAGAACAAGAATGCTGACTATGTGGTCAATGGAATGATCTTTGCGCATTCGGAAACAGCTAGTTTGATGTCTGAGGCCAAAGAGAAAGAATCTCTGAAATCGGGCATTGAGCGATTGAATCCCCAAGACCTGCCTAAAGGCATACAGCCTTCGGATCGTAAAGCAGCGTAATTAAAGAATGTGGCAAGTAGACGGGGAGAATTGATATGACCGTTGTAGTGTTCAACTATACCAACTGGGCAGCAAGATACCCGGAACTTGCCACAACCGTATCTCCTACAACTGCGCAAATGTATTTCAATGAAGCGCAGATGTACGTTGATAACACGGATACAAGCATTGTCCAAGATATCAATCAGCGCACGATCTTTCTGAATATGATCACTGCGCATATTGCTTTCTTGAATTCTCCTTTGAGTACAGGGGTTAATTCTGGTACTGCGCCATCTTCCCCTCTTGTAGGGCGCATCAGTAACGCTACTGAGGGAAGCGTAAATGTCACGACTGAAATGAAATTGCCAGAAGGTTCTGCGCAATGGTTCGCTCAGAGCAAGTATGGCATCGCCTTCTGGCAGGCATCTTCGGTCTATCGCACGATGCATTATCTGCCTGGGCCTCGCAGAAATTTCAGTCCATTTGCAGGCACATTCCCCGGATTCCGATTCGGAAACGGATTCAATATCTTCTGATATGGCGATTAAATCTTTCACTGGTGGAGATAAGCTGAAGGCCAAGCTGCAAGAAATTGCAGACAAGGCTGGGCGTAATGCACTTTTGAAAGTCGGTTTTCTGGAAGGATCCACCGAAACAAAGAGCGCGATTCCAACAGCCACAGTGGCGGCAATTAATGAATTCGGCGGCACTGTCCCAGCGAGGACAGTTCCTGCAAGGGTAGTGAAGATTTATCGCAGAGTGAGCAAAACGGGCGCTTTCTTGAATGGTGCGAAGTTCACTAAGAAAGGTAAATCTAATTTTGAGACTGAGCATATTGTTCCTGAACATGAGATTCCAGAACATACGATACCTGCACGTCCTTTCTTTCGGCGCATGATCAAATTAGGCGGTAAGCATTGGGGCGAAGACTTGGGAGATATGCTAATTGCTCGTGATTATGATGTAGATAGAGCTATGGCTGAGCTTGGAACGCAGATGGTAGGGGAATTGCAGAAATCTATTCTAGATCCTGTTTATGTTCCTTTGGCTAAATCCACCATCGCCAAGAAGGGAAATGATCAAACATTGGTTGATTCTGGCGATATGTTGAATGCAGTTGATTTTGAGGTTGAGACAAAATGAACCTGCATTCTGTTGTCGCTCCCTATATAGGCGCGGTCAATCCCTTCTTGCTTTGCCAACTTCAGCCATCTATTGGATATACAACTAACCCAGATGGAACCCAAGTGCCAGGATATGGCCCCGATCAAGACATTTATTGCCAGTGCCAAGCTCTGCAATATAACGACTTGATGCAAGTAAGCGGCTTGAATATCCAAGGAAAGAGACTTGCTGCATACATCATTGGTGATTGGAATGGCGTAGTCAGAACAGATGCTAAAGGTGGCGACATCATCACATTGCCAGATAGCTCTGAATGGCTATGCGCATTTGTTCTTGAACCTTGGAGCCATTCTGCTGGATGGACTAAGGTTTGTTTGACTGAGCAAATGAAAGGCAGCTAATGGCTATCACGCTCAGTATCAATGAAGTACAGATTTTTACGGCGATGCGGAATTTCTTATTGAACATTCTGCCGGCAGGAATTGAAATAGTGAGAGGCCAAGTTAATCGTGTACCAGAGCCTACAAGTAATGACTTCGTGGTGATGATTCCCACATTTCAAGAACGTCTCACTGGTAATGTGGATTTGTATAACACAGTTCTTTTTACAGGCAGCATCGCAGGAACAACCTTAACTGTGACAGCGGTTAAATCGGGAACTATCGCAATCGGTAATTTGATTTTTGGCGTTGGCATTGCGGCGAATACAAGCATCACAGCATTCGGTACTGGAACAGGTGGAGTCGGAACCTATACAGTCAATAACACGCAAACAATCGCTAGTGAATCTATGCAAGCAGGTACGAAAACTGCTGAGCAAGACACAGAGGTAACGATACAATTAGATGTGCATGGGCCTAATAGCGCGAACAATTCGCAGATCATTACGACTCTTTTGCGCGATCAGTATGGATTCGATTTCTTCGCTGCATCTGGAATTGACATGGAACCGCTCTATAGCAGCGATCCAAGACAGACGCCATTTATTGATGGCGAACAGCAGTACGAGGAAAGATGGACGATTGACGCAGTAATGCAAGTAAATCCTGTTGTTTCAGTCCCGCAGCAATATGCGGTAGTGCTTGGGCCTGTCAATGTGTTTGAAGAAATTTAGATTTACCGCTGATGCGGTTCTTTTTGGAGCAATAAAAAATGGCTAATCCCTCTATACCAGCATCAGCATTTGTCTCGGTAAATCCATCGGTCATCAATACTGGCGGTGCCGCGATCAATCTGAATGGTTTGTTTCTTACCACAAATACACAGATTCCTTTAGGGACTGTCCTTCAGTTTCCCACTGCTGCAGCTGTTTCTACTTACTTTGGCCCTTCGTCAAATGAGTACACAGAAGCATTGATTTACTTTGCTGGATACGTCGGCCAGACAGCATCACCAGGCGCTTTGTTGTTTGCTCAATATAACAACGTGGCGGTATCTGGTTATCTGCGCGGTGGTAATCTCGGCGCTCTGACTTTGACTCAGTTGCAGGCAATCACTCCTGGCACATTGTCAATCAAGATTGCCGGCGTAGCGAATACATCGAGCAGTATCAATTTGAGCAGCGCTACAAGCTTTTCGAATGCTGCATCGATTATCCAAGCGGCATTCACTACACCTAACTTCGGCGTTACATACAATGCGACTGCAAACGCGTTCCAATTCACATCGACAGCAACAGGGGCAACTCAAACTGTCGCATTCAATGATTCTGGCGCATTCGCAACTGCACTGAATCTGACTGCAGCAACTGGCGCGGTTCTTTCCCAAGGTGCGGCTGCTGCTGTTCCTGCTGCATTCATGGCGGGTATCGTCGCTCAGACCACAAACTGGGCAACGTTCATGACTTTGTTTGATCCAGATAACGGCTCTGGAAATACAGTCAAGCAAGCCTTTGCCGCATGGAATACCACACAGAACAATCGTTATGCCTACATCGTTTGGGATACGGATATCACGCCAACTCAATCGACCAATGCATCTACTTCTCTTGGTCAAATTCTGCTGGGTAATGGTAACTCTGGCACATGCCTGATTTATGAGGCAACTAACTTGCATCATGCTGCATTTGTTTGCGGCGTAGCAGCGGCTATCAACTTCAATCAGCCAAATGGCAATACAAACTTTGGGTATCGTAGTCAGTCTGGTTTGACTCCAGCGGTCAACAATCAGACTGTCATGACAAACCTGATTGCCAATGGCTACAACTCTTATGATGCCGTCGCCAATTCTACAAACCAATGGCAGTATTTCTACCCTGGTTCTGTGACAGGCCCGTTCCTGTCCATGCAGCGTTATGTGAATCAGATTTGGCTGAATGCGAATTTCCAGACATCATTGGTCAATCTACTGACCAATACTCCGGCAGTTCCATATGTCCAGGCTGGCTATGCTCTGATTAAGGGTGCTCTACAAACAAACATCAATGCTGCGTTGAGTTTCGGCATGATACAGCCAGGTACTGTCTTATCTGCTGCTCAGATTGCTCAGGTCAACAATCAGGCAGGTACGCGCATTTCTGACATACTGGCAGCGCGTGGATGGTTCTTGCAGGTTCTTGACCCAGGCGCTGTTGTTCGCGGTCAAGGTGGATCGCCAATCATCAACTTCTGGTACACAGACGGCGGCAGCGTCTTGCAAATCAATCTGGCCTCTATCGACGTCGAATAATCATCAAATCAATTTAACTCGAAAGGTCAAAAATCATGGCAACCTTAACCGCAGCCAATTCGATCATCATGCTGTCTATCAACGGCTTATATCCGACTCCGGTACAACTTCAGGGCTATTCTGCTGATGATGTATTCGATTCGGAAGAAATCGACGCTGCTGAAACAATGATGGGCGTTGATGGCAAGCTGTCTGGAGGTCTGATCTATGTTGAGAAACCTTGGAACATTGTTCTTATGGCTAACTCAGCATCAAATCAGATTTTCGATAACTGGGTTCAATCTCAGATTGCGCAGAATGATCTATTCACCGCAAATATGTCGATTGTTTTGCCTAGCCTGGGTTCTACTACTGCATTCAGTAATGGCATCCTGAAAAAATATCCGCCTATGGCAAGCGCAAAGAAGATTCTCCAGCCTCGTAAGTTCACGATTGTCTGGGAATCTATCTCTAACGCAATAGGCTAATACTGGTTGCATGCGCCTGCCTTAGATGGCTAGGCTGTTTCATCCCCTTGGCAGTCGGCGCATGTATTCTTACGAGGGGATAAAAGGGGAAATGCAATGGCAAGAAAAACTGCAAC